GAACCTTTGCTTTATCAAGTGCCATGATTATTCTCCGAATGTCGAACTTGCGGCTTCGATTGCAATGTAGTAAGTGATATCAACGGTCTTATGCTTGAATCGAGCAAGACCTTTCTTAGCAATCGCAACATCATACGAACCATCAAGCAACTTGAAGTTTTCGACTTTCATTACAACCTTGAATTCCTTACCATTCTCGACTGTTCCAATCTCAACCTTGGACTGGTCAGCGGAATCATCCTTCACATCTGTAGCAATGAAGTGAATAGTAGAACCGTCGCTCTCAAATACGAAGTTTGGCGAACCAGAGATGCCAGCACTCTTGCGCATCCAGTCAAGATCTTCTTGCGAAAGACTGAATGAACAATCAGGCTCACCAAATGTGATTGCCTTCTCAGGTGGAGTTACAATAACCTTTGGCGAACAATACTTGATGTAATCCGACTTCTTGTTTGCGCTGATGTTAATCTTATCATCATCAAACGCCAAGTCAGCATCCTTATACAAGGAAACTTTTGCCAAGAGTTTGTTTAGATCATACAACGCAAACTCTTTCGGGAAGTCTTCACCAACGGTTGCTTCGACGAAAATTGTTTTGAGCGGGGAAATTGTCTTCAAAGTTTTGCCAGCCTTAAACTGGAGACTTTGATTGATGCCTGAGAAGTTCTTCAGGACTTGCACTGTATCTTCAGAAAGTTTCATAATTAAACGACCTCATTTGCTTCAACACGATTATTATATAACGAATCAACCAACTTGTCAACCCTTACAGTCAACTCATCTAACGAACAATTATTATCCATCACAATATCATAATGTGAACCAACCCAAGCCCATTCTGAATAATGAACTTCTGGATATGCATTGCGCATTATTTCTTGTTTGTTATAGATATTGCACTCGCGAGCAAGTGCAAACCATTCTGGATCTTCACCACGACGAACACGAACAACCTTACCACCAGACTTTACGATTGCATTAATCTCGTTTGGAAAACGAACATCAGCAATCACATAGTTATTGTAAGGAGCCTGTTCGCAACGACGCAGCACAGTATGAACCCAGAGGTCAGGGTGAAATACATCACGACCTGCCTCTGTGCCCATTAGCTGGAGTGCTAATCTTGGTGAGAACTCACGACCGAGTTTTTCTGACCACCATACATCTGGTTGTTCGCGCCATGCTCGAGATTCTAAAGTGTCACCTTCAAGCATGGAGCGATTCCAACCAAAGATTGTGGCACAGGCGTCTTTGACGCTATTTGCAAAACTTTCTTTGAAGAAATCATGACGATCGACCAAGAGATCTGCAACTGTGCCTTTACCTGCTCCAATAAAGCCAACCAAACCTACAATCATAACAAAATCTCTTTATCAGAGAGAGCCAACAAAGTTTGCAACGGCTGGCATATCACCAGTGAATGCATAGGTTCCAATGTGATGCGTCTTCATCCATGGGCACAACCAGATGCTGCCGCCCATGTTACGCCACCACTGGCAGAACATGTAGTCTTCAGACAAGTAACGATCTGAACCCTTGCCGCCATTTTCCTTGCTATCAATGACTGTATCAAAGTAAGCATGGATGTAGCGTGAGCCATCGAAGTTTGCCTGACCAACATGATCTGGACGATAACGAAGTTGTGGATATTGTTCTTTAAACTTATCAAACACTTCACGCTTGACCATCATGAAGCCTGTGCCAATCTCGAGAACTTCAATTGGTTCAGCAACAGAGAACTTCTCAGTGCCAGGAACTGGATTGAAGACGAAATCACCAGCCAACTTCTCCATATCACCTGGTTCAATGTCTGGATGACGCTTCACGCCTTCTTTAATTGCTCCCCACTTGATTGACTTCTTTGGATATGGACCACCAACAACATCTTTTTCAAGAGCAAGGAGTGCAATCACATCTCGTGGATCAAAGTGAATGTCAGCATCGATAAAGAGCAAATGAGTGAAGCCTTCTGCGCGAAGGAACTCATCAACAAGATAGTTTCGTGCTCGAGTAATCAATGACTCGTTAAAGATAAACGAGAAACGAACTTCAATACCATATTGCGAGCATACGGATTGAAGATCAAGACAAGACTTAACATACATACCATGCGCGCTGCCACCATACATGGGTGTTGCAACAAAAAGTTTGTTTTTGCGCAACTGTTCAACAGATACTTCTAACTGCATAATTATTCACTCCAGTTGTAAAATTTTCTAATATGATCAACAATCTTCGCCTGATCATCGATATTTTCGTTGACCATTGTCTCTATATAGTCCATGAGTGTAAGTGAACTCATGATATTCGAGATTTTTGTTTTACGAGAATTTTTGAATTTGTCATCTTGATCATCTTTGCGATCAATATGTCTTTGGTCTAGTGTACTATCTTTGACAGTAAGAATCAACACTTTAAAAGAATCGGGAAATGCCGCTGACAATTGATCCAGCATTTTGCCATTGAACAAACGATCGCCTTCGAAGATTACATTTACATTCGCGTTCTCATAATCTAATTCCATGAAGAACTTCTCAGCGTCTGGTTGCACAGCCATTGACAAACGATCTGTTCCCTGAAACACATTACCATCATTTGCATATTTGCCAAGAATATACAGATTTAATTTTTCTGAATACATAGCATCAAGAAGTTTCTGTGGCTTACAGATCTTCCAATCGTCAGCCATCGAAATCAACTTGAACATCAGAGTGGTCTTACCAGTTGCTGGTTCACCACCCATCGCAATCACTTTTACCATAATGCCTCCAAACCTTCCTTCACTGGTTGCTCATCATCGAACATCCAGTCCATTCTTTCTATTCTACCTGTTCTTAGGAAATAAGTAAACTTTTCAGGTTTAATATTTTGGCGTTGTGCAAGAGTAAGTTCAAGTGTTTCGTTTCTTGCTTGCCATAAAACATTCCATTGTATGCCAGCCCAATTATCACCTTCTGCCTTTTCAATTTCTTCAGACTGGCGATCGAGATAGTAGCCAAGATAACGCCCATGATGTTCACGAAAGATTTTCTTAAACGAACAAAGGCAAGTTTCCATCGTGAAGAAATCAATCTGATTCTTTAAACCAGGGAATCTTCCTCTTGTTTCTTCAAGAATGTCTTTCGCTTTACTTTCAAGGTCATCGCATTCTGCAGCAGTAAGTTTTGAATCGTACTTGTCATCTTCGCCGAGGGCAAGATGCAAGCCATTACGATGTGAGCGAGACCCAGAATAATCGTCAAGCATGAGAGAAGTAGGTATGCAGTTAATGCCAGCAGTATGAGCGAGATGCTGCATATAAAACCAAGTGGAATAGCGACCAAATTTGTGAAGAGAGTTTTTAAGATTATTCCAAAGGTTGTTGAAAGATTGTTGTTCGTTGTCGCCATAATATTTTTCTAAAACCTCACGTTGAGTTTTCTTGCCAATAAATTTCTGATAAGACTCGAACATGGCTGGCAAATGACCCTTGTTCCACTTTGTATCTGTCTGATAACGCAGTCTTTTGTAGTTGTGACTATTCCACCAGGTGATACGATCCACAGTAGCGAGTTCATAGTCAGGGAATTCACTTTTTAGAACCCATGCAGTTGGCAATTGGTAAGTGTTACCATAAAGCCATGCAAACCACAGACGTTCCTCGTCATTGTGTTCGTATCGCTGGTGGAGATAGTTTGTCATCCACACCGCTGGATCGCAGTCGCCATATTTCAGCGACCACGCATACCAGCGGATGAATTGTTCACGCCTTTGATTGTTTAGCATCAACAAAAGAATCCAGTACAAGAACTTTGCATTTTAATTTATCATTCATTCGCTTCATGGCAGCATTCAATTTTTCTTCAGAACCACCAGTCTTTTTCCAAAGATTATACTCATTCAGAGTACGATGACTTACAACCATGATCGCATTCCAAGTATCGATTTCGCCAGCCTTATTAGCCACAGCCCCGATGCCAGCATTATAACACGAACCAGATGTAATACTAATCACCGCATGCCCAGGGTTTTCTTCAGCAAGTTTGTCGGTGATCGCTTTCAGCTCACGTTTTGAGTATAACTTGAAGTTACGGTTTTTCATAGCCTCAAGAGTTTCAATGTGATCTTTTACAGAATCAATACTCTTGACAATTTGTTTTTTAGACCAAAACTTACCATAAGCATCAACGAATGCCTCTTTGAATTTATCTGTGCCAATGGTCAAATGATCATGCGAATTTGTGAATCGCATAATGGCTTGTTTTAGATCATCCTTACTATTCGGCTTCTTTATCTTTTCTTCATGATTCATCATGTAGCCAAAATAATCAATATTTTCTTGTTTGAACTTAAATTCAGAATAATTGATATAGATGACAGGAATCTCGAGCCAACCAGCATCATGCGCAGCATCAATTGTATGATTGCCGTCGATGATTTCTTTATATCCATTTTCATGGACGCAAACAATCACAGGTGAAACATTTTTGCGCGCAGTGCCAGGATCGTCTTTCATGCGCTCAACAATGGCTTCTTTATGCTCGTGTTCGATAACATTCAATCGAACTTGATTGCGCGGAAGTTTGAAAATCTCTTTGACTTTTTCAGCAGGATGAATCTGATACTTTCTTGCCTTCACATGAGTGCAGAGAAGCTCCATTTCATCTTTGTTGATTCTGCTTTTCGCAGTCGTATAAACTGGATCGGTTCCAGCAATCCAATCAAGACCAACTTTCTTAATTTCGTCATTCAGATTTGAGAAATTTTTGACGCAACCCTCACCACCACCAACTGATTGATTATAGAATTGATCATTTTTGTGCGCGCTCACAGACTTCAACAAAAAGTTTTCGAGAGTAATTGCGACAGATTGCTTTCCGCGATATAGAATACTGCGCTTCAACAAACCATAAGACCAAGCAAGATTGGCTTCTTCGTTCTCAGAAGAGAACACATAACCATCGTGAATCTCATTGGTTTTATGATAGCCAATGTACATCTTGCCGTTTTCGATATTGCGCCATCCATAGGTAATCGCGTCATATCGTTTTTTCATTTTTTGAGCCATATATTTTTCAATAACAATTTCGATACTATTATTATACTATAGCAAGAATTAACAAACAACAGAAAATATTCTTTCTGGATCAATACACTTGCACACACCCACCTTTGCCCTTTTTGTACACTGCTGCATGTATTACAGGATCGGTCAGGTCGTAGATTCCATCACCGAAATTCTTACCATTAATCTTGAACATACTCAGAGAGCATCCACTTTTCTGTTTTCCCAAGAATTTAAATCCCATGGATTCATAGAAAATCACAGCATCAGGCTCGGCTGAAACTCGAAAGTAACTGGTGCCAAGACCCTGCGCTCTCTCTAGAGAGTCTTGAGTCAATAATCTTGCGACTCCCTTGCGTCGATGTTTAGCAAAAGTATGAAGCAATTGTAGATTGAATACATATGGAATGCGTTTTGAGCGAGTGGTGATAATCGCGCCAGCCAACTCTCCCAACTCTCCGCCGACCCAACATCCAATACAGTATTGCCATTGTTCCTGCATGTCTGCCTTCGCCACAAAAGTCTTGGCAAAAGAGTCTGCTTTGTTTTCAGTTATATGCGCGACAAATTCATCGCGACTTGTTTCACGCAACTTCATGGAACTCGCGTTTCTTTTCTCCGCGTTCCTTTGGATACTTGGTTTGCTGCCATCCATAATACTCATCTAAATTCCATTTAAATGGTGGGAACTTATAATCATATTCAGATAGAATTTTACGAACAGAAGGTCCACCATTTAATGCTGAGTCAATAAATCTTTCAACAAAGTGAAACTGCGATTCCATTTCTTCGCGATTAATTGTAGAACGAAAGCAGCGAAACTCAATCGTGCCAGTATGCTTCATACAGTAAGTATTGATTGCGTATCTAAAAGGTCGACCCATTGATACGCCATCCTTGCCTGCAGCATGGAGTTTGATAAAGTGATTGAAGTCAGTCGCAAGTTCATTAATATTGTCGCACATATACTCAGGCATTGGTCGACCACCATCAAACTTTAGATACATCTTCGCGCCTTCGCACTGCTTCATCTCAGATGTTTCATGAAACTGATAACATGCTTCAATAGTATCCTCTTGATTATCTTGAATGTATCCAATCAATCTCTTTAATCCAACAATGTCATCTTTCAATCCTGGAACAAAGACATGAATGTGTCCGTGATTCACACAAGAGGCAGAAGGATTATTACCATAATCAATAAACATTTCTTTTAGTTGTATGATTCGATCTACTTGCTCTTGCCAAGTTTTAGTAGGCATCATATTGACTTCGCCGCCAAAGGGTGGCTCTGTGCCGAGTGGATCACAAGCACGATATTGATATGGTGGATGAATATTTACGATATCTGTTTCAGCATATTCCCACTTACCCAAACTTGGAGGAATCTCCATACGACGGTCAATATCACCCCATTCAATTTCGGCACCATATGTAAAAGTGTTCTTATCGTACATGTTGTAGATCCTTTGCGTTATCAATATGAACACATTCTTTTACGAACCTCTTATGTGCCATTGTGACATACTGGTTCATATCAATCTCAATTGAGTTGTTCAAACCAGCGCGTTCAGCAATGTCTTTCGTAGAAGTAATTATACCGCCATTTGAAAGAGAAGTAAAGTAAATTGGTCGTTTTCCATTGCGATAGAATCGCAATTTCTTTTGTTTATAAAGTTCAATGACTGCCATTGAAGCATCAGAGAATTCTACAAGCGGAGACTTTTTGGCTTCGAGTGTATGGACAATCAGTTCACTATCGTTTTTAGTTGTACATTTGTATCCATAGAGTCGTTCCCAATTTTCTGGCATCTCTTGACTCACAACGCCATTGTGGACAATTGCAAGATTCTCGTTCCACAAAGGTTGATTGTAATTGAGATCAGAAGTTGAATATCGACAATGACCAATTAGATATAAGTTGCCATCTTCATCAATCGTTTTATTCAGATCAAAGTTTTCTAGAAATTTAGCAGCAGGAGTGGCTGATATGAACGAGTGTATTCTCCCACCTTTCACCCACGAAATACCAGTTGCATGTAATCCACGAATACTAGACTCGCGAATAACATTAGCAAGTGTATTCAAATCACTTGAAGAAGGTTTCTCTAGATAAGCACCAATAACTGCACACATATTAGGCGAACATATCTTCTAGAGTTGATTCTTTTCTGTATGCTTCTGCATGATATTTCTCAACCATTGCTCTTCCACCAACTCCTTCCAAATAGTCATACCATTCTTTTTCTTTCCACATCCCTTCGGAGATGCCGTTCCAAAGTTTTCGCTGTAGTGGATGTTCTTTGTTTTTTCTACGGTACTCAACATAATTAAATCGATGATCTTCATACTCTTTGCTTCCAAGTTCAAGCATCTTTTCACGCAGATAACAAACAAGACTTATACGCTCTGCAGTTTCGTCTTGCAATTCAATAGGTGTATTGCCGTGAATGTACTCATGATTATTTACGAGCAGCAGGTCACCTGGTCGTACATTCACAGCAATACGAACTTCAGGAAGAATCAAATATCCACCTGAATAATTACCATTATTTGATAGAACAAGAAGATTGCTCAATCCATCTGAAAAATCACCAGCATCGCGATGCGCTGCTGTTCGGAATGTTTTATTAACTGTAATTGTAGTGAATACAGTTTCAGGGACTAGGAATGCTGGATCGATTTTATCCGCAGCAGCGCGTTGCGCTGCATGACGAGTTGGAAGTAACTGCGCAAAACCGCGATCGAGTGTTTGTAGGAATGGAAATGACAATTTGAATTTGTCATATGAGTTTTGCGTATATGCTGTTGCGCGACCATATGGAATACGAGGATAACGGTCGAACCAACCAGCAATGCCAGACAATACTACATTTGCATAGGTTGTGTCAGAAATATAAGTGTCTTCAACACCACGCGCCTCTTCCTTGCGCTCTTTGATAGACATTCTGATAACTTTCTTAAGCCAAGTTTCAAAATCAAAATTATCTTCTTTGACCTTTGCGCCAAGCCAAACAAGACCACGAGAAGTCTCTTCGTTCATGTACTTCTCTCTAAGAATATTAACTTCTTCTGAAACATCAACTTTGATGACAGAATTCTCTGGCTGCTTCTTGAAGAAATCTATAACGCGCAATTGAAATTCATTCACCCATTCGCGACCGCCACACTTTTCACCTTTCGGTCCAGCAGCAAGTCCACGATTTTGAGTTGGTGTTGCTGCTTCACGCAATCCAGTATATGCAGCATCTTGCTCTTGCTTACTGAAATAGTTTTTACGAAACTTAAATGCAATATTGCTTTCATCTTCACTATGCAAGAAGCAATCAGTGTCTTCATTGATAACGGTATCAAAATGAGAT